TGCAAGAACTCCTCGATGTCCGGGTGCTCCACGTCTAAGTAGGCCGCCCAGCTGCCACGCCGCACCTTTCCCTGCGAGATGACGTTGGTCGTGGTATTGTACAGCTCCATCATAGATACGGCGCCGTTGGTCTCACCACCGCTGCTGATCTTGGACCCACGAGGCCGAAGGTTCCCAAAGTAAGTAGCCGTACCGCCTCCCACCTTGCTCATAGCCCCCACTTCTGCGGCCCCACGCAGGATGTCGAACGTATCGTCCTGCAGCTGCGTACCGAAGCAAGAAATAGGGAGGCCCTTGTTCTTGCCGAAGTTGACCCAAACCGGGGTACTCAGGCTGTACCAACCCTTGGCGAGGTTGTCATAGAACTTGTCTGCGAACTCCTCGTCGCCGAGGATCATACCTGCATGGTCCGCGATCTCACGTGCCCTCTCTTCGACCGACTGGCCCGGGTCGAGGTAACCCTTCTCCATAAATTGTCGGGTCTCTTCTGTGACCCAGTAAAAATCATTCATTAAAACAAATCATCTGCTGTAAAACTCTTGGTGCTCTTTGCGTAGTCGATAGGCTTCTTGTGAAAGAAGTCCGACAACGCGGACGCATACACCTCCTCGTCCATCCAAGCCGTAACCTCCAAGGTTTCCTGATTTACAGGGAACTCGAAGGCGAAGCCAATCCGCCGCATGCTCTCGTTGACCCTATTCTTAAGGTAATTGTTGAGAATAGACTCGCTAAGAAACTCATTCTCAAACCCTTGCAGGATCCACTTGATTAGGTTTTGCTCCGCATCCAAAGCCACCTGAGCTTCTTCCCAGATGCGCGTCTCTAAGTCAGCGTCGAACAGCTCCGGGTGCTCGGCTCGGATCTGATTGACTAAAGCCATGCCGCCCTCGGCGTGAAGGTTCTCCTCCTTAGAGGTATACTGAACCACATTCGCCGTGTCCTTGAGGACCGCCTTGAAGCGATTAAACCCAAGGATGGTGTAGAACTGACTGAAGAGAGATACGTTTTCCGTGAAGAGCGTGAAGAGGATGAGACTGTAGAGGAACTGCTTCCGATCATCTTCATATACGCGATCAACGTATTTGTTCAGATAGGTAACGCGGTTCAGTACAGGCTCATTCTCTAGAAGAGTGGTGAACTCCTCTTCCAAACCCAGCTTAGTCAGGATTTCTGAATAAGCCCGGGAGTGGATCACCTCCACGCCTCCAAATACTGCACCCATGTCTGCGATCTCTGGCTTGGGCAGATGCTTGCCGATGTTTGACCAGTATGATTTCACCGCCACTTCAACTTGGGAAATGAGAAGGATGGCTCGCTTGATTACTTCCCGCTCCTGATCAGAGAGGCTGGTGTGGTAATCTTGGACGTCCGACTTGAAGTTAAATTCATTGTGGGTCCAGTGGCTCGCCCACATCGCATTGATGAGTGGGTCGGTGATTTCAGAATAGTCAAAGGGCTTGTAGCTCAGCCTCTTTTCAAAGATCGAGTTTGTCATAGGTAGTAATTAAAGGACAGCTAATATACTTAAAGCTGGTCGATTGGATTGAGTTCATCTACGCGGACTACGTAGGCGTCGACGTGCTGTTTGAACCCGTCTTCGTCCCTGTCTCCCGCATTAACAAACCTAGCCTTGTCGTAGAATTCTTCACGACTCAACCAGCCAAGTATCCAACCCTCAAGGGGATGGTCTCGCTTGATCTTGATCGAGCAAAACACATAGACATCAGGGTCTTGGTGCTTACTCGTCGCCGCTATGTGGCATGTGTAGTGACCTTGCGGCTCGACTGTTCTTCTCTTGGTTTTTACCTCGACTCGAACGAGCTCGCCATCACGGTCCATCATGATGTCATGCTTAAATGTGTTGTGCTCACGGCACCCCTCCACTTCCGCAGTGACAAGCTCTTCTCCTAGGTATCCGGCAAAGTTGCCCTTGCCTCTCAGTATGCTGTTGTTGATGTCGCCGTGTCTATTGGATTTAGACTTGGCTCTCGACCGCATCTCGGGGGTAATGTCAACGACCTTCATGTTCGGCGACGGATGAGGTAATAAGGTCAAGCTCCTGATACAGGGCCATTTTAACTCCTTCCATCGCCTCGTCCACATGAGCCTTGAGCTCAAGCGGTTCGCCTTTGTTGTCGTGCAACTCCTCGTACAAATCGTCTATCACATCGTGCATCCTATTGCACGCATGATAATACATCCAGCTTAGTTTAGATATGTCCATCTTTTATTGATTGTAGAATTTCTTGGATAGCGTGGTCTACCTGACCGCTATTCTTGGCTAAAAATACAATCGTCTTCGCGTCATTCCCAACTAAATGCCTAAGAAAAAGCTTCCACCTCATCGGAAAATCATGGTGAGACGGTAGATACCCTTTGGTTTCTATAATCCAATCATGATCCCTCCCTACGAAGTCAGGTTTGTATGTGATAGGGAGAACGACCGAATCAGTCTTATCGGTCATCTCCTTACCCTTGGCAGTCATCTTGAAATACTTGTTCGGAAAGCGGAACTTGCCGCTTAACTCGAACGTGTGTTCCTCATAGTCGAAAGCGAGCCCATGCTCCTTGAGCTGGTCAGCACAGTACTTCTCCAAAGAGCTCGCGTATCTTCCTAATTGTTTTTTTCTTGCGCTTGTGCGCTTCTTAGTAGTCTTCCTCTGTCTCTTCATTAAACGAAGTTACCTAAGGAATTTTTGGTTCTCAAGTCGTGTTGGACAAAAAACTGATGTTCATCGGAATTTGTTCTGGTTTATTGAATGTAATTGGCTGGAACAGAGCACGTTGCCCGATCCGTGTATTGAACCCCGTGTGTGATAGATTCATCTGGAGGCAGTACGGATCCTCCAAAGGAGTAGGCGCACCGCCTGTCTCTACCTCACGCACCTTTCTGACGTGTAACTCGCTCATCTTGCGGATGTCATGGTCCATCGCTTGAACCTTTCGGTGAATTGTCATGAAGCAATCCGCTCTGTTTACGAACTTTCCGCCACCCTCTGTGTCCTCGGCGTACGGGGCTACAGGCAGTCCGTCCGGCCCCTTGCGGCGCTGAGCCTCAGTAACGGCGTGCATGTTCAACCACACAGCCACGTTGTTGGCTTTACTGAATGTGAGGAACTCAGAGGCCGCTTCGTAGTGGTAGTCGTGTACACCGATGCTGGTGTTCCGCATGTCAAGCTTAAGGCTGTTGTACGGATCGACGAAGATGGCGTCTACGGGCTGTTGGCGCATGACCTTCTCCATAAAGAGGATGATGTCGCTGTAGCTGTAGATTTGGTTGTTATTGATGATAGTGAAATGCTCGTTCACCCACTTGTACGCCTGCTTACGCTGGCCGTACGTCATGTCTGCGACCTTGCGGTCCATGGCGAACTGCATCAGGGACATCTTGACAGAGGCTGTACGGTTCTCTGAAGAGTAGATAACCCACTTCCACCCGTGCCGCACCGCTGAGTTGACGATGAGGTACAACATAGTTGTAGTCTTGCCTACGTTAGAGTGCCCGTTAACAATCACGAACTCCTTCTTGTAACGGAAGTATTCGTCAAGGCGTGGGTCGCCGGTGTCAAGACCGATTTCGATCTTGCCCTGAGAGTAGTCGTCAATCCATCGGAAGTCTTCGTCGTCTGAAGAGATGAAGGACATGTCCCCGTCGTTGAGAAGCATCTCACGCTTGGCTGACTTCTCTTCCTCGATCACGTCACGGATGGGCATGTTCTTGCCGATCTCAATGCCATCAAGGATGGTGTTAAGGGCGTGGTCTTCTGACTCAACGTCTCGCTTACAGATCTCGCGATGCAGGATACGTACGACCTCATCCTGCTCCATCTTGCCTGCTGCGATGTAGCCTCCACACAAGCGTGAAGCGTTGACAAGTACTCGGTGCTTCTCTCCGTCGGCGGCGTTGCGAATCATGCGGGCCGCCAAGTTGAGCTTCATGTAGTCCGTGTAGTCGTAAGCCTCGTTGGTAGGTGTCTGCGCTTCGGCGAACTCGGTGGTAAAGTGCCCGAACTTCTTGAACTCGTCCTTGATGATGATGTCCGGATCGTGCGACTCAAAGCAAGCCCTTGATTCGTTGATGCCTGACTCGTCTAGTTCGAGCCCGTGCGTCCGTTCAAAGTATTTAACAAGCGCTCTAAAGTGGTCACGGTGTCGTTCTGGGTTCGTAATTCGGACCAAAGCCTTGACTCCCGCTCCACTAGGCGAAGTCCAGCATGAATGAATGAAATCATCCGTGGCAAGACTCCTCTTGGTCGCGTCAACGTCAACGTGGTCAAAGTCCAGAATAATAAATCCCGAATGTTCGAAGAGCGCGTCATCGGCTCTCGACGAAAACTCCCCGCTGAAACAGACAACGGGGAGCTCCTTCTTCTTCTCTTTGTTACCATCTCGTACTTCAGTCACTAAAGTACTCGACTTCCCATTCTGAATTCGCTGTAGAGCTGTTTGTAGCGGAATGTGGTGCGGGTTGGTCTTGTCGAAGACGTTCTTGAATATCGTTACTTGCATTGTCCTTGGCAATCATGAGGAGGATAAGGTAACCTGCGAGGTCTTGCAACGTATCCTCCGTTGCGTCCACGAGACCTGCGTTCTTGATGCGCTTAAGCTTGTCGTCTATTCGCATCTTGATGCCTGCTACGGCACCAGCTTCCGAGAATACGTTCAGCGGCTCAAGCGCTGAGTTCCCATACTTAGCGTTCTTCTGTAGGAGTAGATCCTGCAGATCTTTACACTTTGCTTTGATTTTGTTTCTTGTGCTCATCTATAGTTAGCGTTGAGTTCGATATGAATTTCTTTTCAAGTATCTCCCGGATGATTATCTGCTTTTCCGACTTGGCGTTCTTGCCGTACAGCTCGTTACCGAGCCGGTGCATTGTCTTGTAATCGTGGTTACGTATGTCGTTCGGATTATCAAAGACGGATACTATCCACACAACACGCTCGTGTACAACCTTCCGTTTCTTGAAGGCGACACGAGCGGTCATGTAGTAGATAGGGGCCTTATCAGAAGGGGACCTCATCTGTCTGGGCTGCGGCTGCTTTCGCTGCACGCTTCTCCTTGGCAGCTGCGCTGTTAGGATCGAATACGCGGCAGCAAGGCTTGCCTCCCTTGGACATAAACATGGTGATGTAGACGTTGCCGCCTTGACCTTGTTCGTTTCGTGTGGTAGCGTACTTCTCTACAATCTCTCGGAGCTCATTGTCCTTGAAGCGAACGCTCCACATACCAACTTGCCCGTCGTCGTTGTAACGAGGCTCTTCTGCGTACCCAACGAGTACTGAATCATACTGCTTTTCACTCATGGCGAAAAAATTTTAAGGATTAAAAAGTGAATAGAATAGATGACTACAAGTGTAGCCAGAAATTTCAGATTAGACAACAAATTCCGCATAATGTGTTTCTGTTTTTTGTTCACCATCAAGCCATTTGCGGATATTCTCTAAGGCTTCATGGAATTTCATCTCACCCTTGAACAGGGTTTCATCGGAGCATTTGACGTCAGCCGGGTAGAAGGGGTAAGCCTTCTCTTGCACTACCCAGTAGAAGTCCTTGATGTCAAACACCTTGGTGTAGACGTAGGCTTGGATGTCATAGCTAAAGCTGTTGACGTCGTACCGAAACTTACTGATGGAGCGTGACGACTTGGAATCAATGATGCAGTCGTCCTGCAGGCAGTCAAGGAACCCCTTGAGCGGGACACCGTCAAGATCCACGTTGAACTCTACTTGGTATTTACCTCCAGCGAATCGCTGATCGTAGAGGCCGCAGTCTTTGAGGCGTTGAATCATTTCCTTCGCCTTCTTGACGTCAGCCGCAGGGGCTAGTTGTTTGTCCGCGTTCTCCGCTGTTTGCGAAGCCTCGGCTTTCCATTCTTTGTACCGCTTCGTACTTCTTGGATACTTGCCGCCAATATCAGCAACAATATCGGAGTCGTCAAGAGTATAGTAAGTGTCAGCAAATTTCTCAGGTTCAAACAATAACAAGTCGTACAGGGATCCGAACTGCAGGGCCTCGGATTCCTTCTTGAGCTGTCCCTTCATGTACATCTCCCAGAGCTTCATGTCTCCGAGGGCGTACTTGAGGGAGGAGTAGGAGAGGTGGGGCTTGCCCACCCGCTCCGTAAGTTTCTCCCGCATTGTCATCGCACGAACTTCTTGAGCCCGGCCACCTGCTTCTCACTGAGCTGGTCGCCATACTTCTTGGTCACTGCGTCGAAGGCTTTCTTCTTGTCCGTGGAGGACTTGATGTAGCCTACAGCCTTGTCCATGATGTTCTCTACCGGAGCGTCTAGCTTCTTCGAGAGCTTCTGTACAAGAGGATTGTCGACCATCTCCTGTTGCTTGGCGATGGCTTCTTCGACTTCATTAGCTGACGCAATAGACGTGTCGATTCCGATTCCGAGCATGGCAAGAGATCGCCCGATGGCTGATGTCTCGCAATTCTCAACGAAGCTTGTCTTGTTGATGCTGCTTCCGGATCGCTCTTCGTGAGCGTGACCTGTTGCAACGACACGACCCTCTGTGTCTGCGATAGTTGCCTTGCAAACGGCAACCTCTCCGTCAAGCACGGGGAACTCGGTTGCGATTGTCCAGTTCTTGTACTGGTCTTCTTGTCGGAAGAACTTGATGCGCTCATTGACTTCGACATACTGTTTACCACGGATGTTCGTGGTTTTGAACTTGTAGTTAGACATTGAATTGAATTTAGTGTGAACAAATGTAGGTTACAGGGGCTTCGCTTCCAACTGCTCACGCAGATTTATTTTCATGGTGTCCCTGCGGTGTTCTAGGTTTTTGATAGTACGATTGATAGTATCAATCTCAGTGTTTACGCAGTTCACAGAGGAATCGAGCATGACCTTTGGTATGAGCGCATGGTCACGAGAGAAGGTCTCTACTACTTCTAGGGCCATGGAATAGTTGAACCGATAGAAGGGTGAATCTTTCATGTACACATCGTGATTCTTCAGCAGATGAAGTATCGTGCTGTGGTCACGTTTGTGCATCATGTCGGCTACTTGCCTCAGGGTTGCGTAAGGCCTCACTGCGTTAGCCAGTGCCGCCCTAATCTCAACTTTATCTCGTAGCCTTGAGTTAGGCTCTATCGTCTCACCGATAGAGTCCTCGTACTTGATCCTCATGCGTTCGAGGAGTTGGTCAATCTTAATGTGCATTTATGTCATTGATTTAATTGTGTTTTGTGCTCGTAGGTAGTGCAGTAAGGACCGCATGATGTCGATCATGCCACGCCTGTAAGCGTCCATAGCTTCGGGGGCGTCAATCTTCATCGTCTGCCCTATGCCTAGGTCGTCAAGCTCTTTTTCTTGGTTGAGCATAGTCCTGAAGTCTGACATGAGGGTGTCGGAGATGCTGTCAGTTAGTTCTATGTACATCTCGACTACTCTGTCGGACTCAAGGCTTAGCCATCCGTCGAAGCCAAACTCGTCGATGTCCTGCATAATCATGCCTAGTGCTGTTACTTGTGCTTGTGTCTCACTCAGACTCTCGCACATCCAGTCTATCGCCTGTTGTTCCGTCATTGCTTTTGCCTAGTTTTTTTAGTTCTCTGTCCATGAGCCTCCGTCGGGCTCGACTGCTTTTGCCTTCGCCGTTTTTGAGGTTGCGAAGAAACCTCTCGAATTTATCCATACACTGCGCGTTTATTGGTTATCATGACTTTGAATTTTTTTCCGTCGGCGTTGATTGTGGTGTCCGTGTGCCAATGAGGGTTTTTGCGTGGGTTATACTTGTAGTGTGTAAGCCTGCCGGTGGCAGGGACCGAGTCAACAACCGTGAGTTCGTCGCACGATACCCAAGCGCACACCGTCTTGTTATCTCCGTTAAAGATTTTCTTGGCAGTGGTAGGTTGGTTGCCTAGCAGGCAGTCCCGCATGATGATACTGCGCGTGTCTGGATCGTAGTACTCCTTGGTGTTATTCAGCTTGTCAAATACCTGCCACTTCATGAAGTTCTCACCTTTGGCGAGGTGAAAACGGACTCTGTATCTCTTTAAGTTTTTCATCTTGCATCATTAGTTTCTGTTTCGCTTCATAGTCTCGGAGCATACACTCCAGCATCATCTTGTCACGAGGCCTTCGGTATAGCTCGTATGCTTGCATCTTGTTGTCGATGCACATAGCGAGGTGCTCCATGTATTCGTCTGTCATTTGTACTTGTTCTTTAGTTCCCAAACAACCTTGCCTTCCACAATCTTCTTTCTTCGCCTTGCAGGGTATGTGATTCCGAATCTTCGGATTGCTCCATATAGGGTGAACAAGGGTATTTCTAATTCATCTGAAGCTAATTCTCTGACACCATCATGACGCTCCAATGCGTCAAGCACTTCTTGCTTTGTGTGGGTTTTCATCTTTGCGTTGTGGTTAATTGAATTTAGCTTCTCCGTTAGTTCTTTGACTTGATTTTTGAGGGATTCGTTCTCATCAATCAGCGCTTTCTTAGGGTTGAGCTCCTCACAATCAAGCATCAGCTTGTCAAGTTCCTTCTCAATCCTGCACTTAGTGCTGAATATTTTTCTCTGAATCCTGATTGTCTTGTCAGTCATTCTTCTTTTCTTCTTGGTCATCAATCCCGTGGATACGGCACTCGAACTTCTTGTCTGCACACAACCCCTTGAGGGCTTCAACGATAGATGCTTCGTCGTAGTCACCTACCTTGTCGCGCATCCAGTCAAGGTCGAGGTGGTCAGAGAGGTCAATCCACCTGTTGAATGATACCTCGAAGTCACCTGTGTACCCAGTCTCTTCGATGGTGATTCCAGCGTCGTTGTCAATCTCATCGCAAGCGCTGGACACCCCGTGTTGCACCCCCTCACGGAAGATGGCGATGGCTACGTCCTTGGGGATGACGGGCATAGTGGGCTTGTCACGTTCGAGCATAACGATGTCGTCGTACTGACCCTGCACCTTGGATTCGAGTTCCTTTACGGCGCCCTGAAGCAGTTCAACCTCACCCTCTGCACGGTCTCGTGCCTCTTTGAGTTCAGCAACCTCTTGTTCGAGTGCGGCCTCACGGCCTGTCTGCTCTTGGTAGTTCTTCTGTGCCATCTGCTGACGGAACTCCATCGACTCGATGGTTTGCTTGGCAGAGGAGATAGCGTTCTCTGCGTAACGGATGCTCGCTTCGAGCTCGTTCTTGGATTCTTGTACTGAGTTCA